TGTTGATCGCCTGCACCGCCTGCACGCGAATATCACGCTCCTTTACCGCGCTGATCTTGCGCATCACCTCGATATCGTTACCGAATACAGCTTCGCCGGGGTTATAGCTCCAGCCCGCATCCGGCGCAAATAGTTTGTCCTGCCCATTCACCTTGATGCGCAGCGCCTTGACCTGCACCGTGCTGCCGTCCTTCATGGGGATATCGTGATCGATCAGCTGCCCCTCGGACGATTGCACCGTAATGTCTTCGCGCTCGACCGCAGCGGCGCTGAGCGGGCTGACGCGGCAGCGGCAGTTGAATCCGTTGGGCGGGTAGTGGCTAGACCAAAGCGCATCATCGTAGCGGAACACACGGCCATTCATGGCGCGGTGCGTCGGGCGGGTGCGGCCATCCAGCACCGCGACATAGCGCCAGTACGGGTGGCTGTCCGCGCTTTCCATCATCGAGCGGTAGCGCCCGGCCATGTAGGCGGTTTGCAGATTGGTCTGGTAGATCGTGCGCAGGCGGCGCGGGCTACCCAGCTGCGCGGTGCTGACCTCACCGGTAGTGGTGTTGGTATACTCGGTTTTACCCCACCAGCCCTTGGCCTGAAGGATGGGCGTTAAATTTTTCTTAAAGTCGTGGAAGGTGGTGCCGTTGTTTAACGCATCGTCGAGCGCACCGCGAATATCGTCCAGGATATCGCTGTTGAGCACCTTGGCCACGGTGAAAGCTTTGGCATGTGCTTCCTGCCACAGATCTTTCCAGCTCCAGGTGATCTCGAAGCCTTTCGACTGAAAATACTCGATGGCCTTTTCGGGCGGAAGGCCGAAGACGGCGGAGAGATCAACCTTGTCCATTTACACTCAACCGCCCCCACACCTCGGCCACGAACATGGCGCGCGCCAGCGTCTCTTCGAGCTGAAGCGTGTCCATCGTGGGGAAGGTCGCGGCCAGCTTGTCGAATACCTCGGCATAGTCGGCGGATGCAGCGATCATCTCCAGCACCGGCTTGAGCGCGGCCACCGCCTGACCTTGCAGCAGATCCGGCGCGATCGCCTCGATCGTGGCATCGAGCGCGGTCTGATCGGGGAATGGATCGCCTGCGCTGTTGTTCGCGCTAAGCGCAGCGGCCTTGAGCGCGCCTTGTTTTGTGCCCTGCTTAGGCACGCCCAGCACCTCATCGCCTTCTTCCGCCATTGGGATGCCCGCGCGCTCGTGTGCCCACTCCGCTTTAATTTTCATGCCGATGCCGACCAGCTTCGGCAGCGCATCGGCCAGCACACCGAGGTCTTCGCTATCGTCGAACATGAACTTGAAGCGCGGCAAGCGGCGGCGGTCATCCACGCCGCCCTTGTTCAGCGCCAGCAACGGATACACCAGGTCGCGTGTCAGCGTGCCCGCCAGCTGGATGCCATCCGACACCATCAGATCGTGGCGCACTTCGTTGTGCACGTTGCCCAGCGCGTTGGTGCTGCTCTTGCCGTCCGCCTGGCTGGTGAGCGTGCCGCCGAGGATCGCCTTGCTCTCGCTCTTCTCGGACCAGTCGATCATCGCCATGAACGCGTCGGGCGACCCCTTGGCGGCCTCCTGAAACTCGATGGCCATGCCCTCCGGGATGATGCCGGCGGCATCGTGGCCGATACTCATCACCGCGCGCAGCAGCGTGGATTTTTCTTCGTCGGACGCACCAGCCTGGTAGGTGCCCAGGCGCAGCGGCAGGCCGTAGATTTCCAGGAATTCAGCCAGATCACCGACCGAATAATTCTTGAACAGGTACGGCCAGCACAACACGCGGTGCAGTCCGGCGCGGGCGATGTAGCCGCTCTTGGCCTTGTGCACGTGGGTGATCCAGCCGAACGGCTGCAGGGCCTGCCCGTCCAGCGACATATCGCGCAGGCGGATCTCGGTGCGCGTCTCGCGGTCGGTCTGGAACCAGCCCTGCGGGCGGTGGTGCAGCGCCTTGGGCAGCCATTCGCTACCCAGCCGCTCCCACTCGATCTCCTGGCAACTGAAGCCGTGGCCGATGCCGTCCAGCGCGTCCAGGATCACATCTTCGAAGTTCGGCACGTCCTGGATCAATTCCTTCGCGTAACCTGCCAGCTTGCGCTCGGTGGCGCTGGCATTGCGCGGCGGCACGATGTCCCAATCCACCGTCAGCAGCGCGCGCTTGCGCTTGCCCATCTCGGCGTGAATGTGGGCGTCTTTCTCTTCCATGTCCGCGAACAGCTCGTGCTGCGAGCGGATATCGCCTTGCTCCGCAGCTTCGAGAATGCGTGCCAGTTTGACCGGCGTTAAACCGCGCGACGGATGGCTGGCGAATTCACGGTGCAGTTGCGCCAGGCGAGAGGTCTGCGGCTCGGTCAACTCGGCGCGCTTGATCGGTTTGCCGGATGCGTCGAGGATCTTTGATGTACCTACCATGTTCTTCTCCCGCTGTAATTGTCATCGGTGCGCTTCGGCACGCTCTGGTATTCGATAGGCGCGACCTCACGCTTCATCGCGTAATGGCCAAGGAACAGGCTGATCGCCGAGTCACCGTGGCGCTGCAATTTTTCGCCTTCACCGGCCTGCGTTTTCGCCTTGCCCAGCTTGGGGATGCCGTCGATCACGCGCAGCGCACGCAGGTCGTCGCGCGTCTGGCTATCCTTCGGAATGTCGTCCAGCGTTCCATCCTGCAGCGCCGCCTTGAAGCGTGGCATGTTGGCCAGATAGAACGAATCGCTGAGCATCACCTGCTCGATGCGTGCCTGGCCAAATTTCTGCGCGGCACGTTCCGCCAGATACTGGCCGTTGCCGCGCGCATCGAACGCGGCAGAGCGGAAGCGCGGCAGGCGGTTGAGGATGTAGAAGACGATCTGCTCCTGCTGGCGGAATGGGCAGTTGGATAGCTCGACTTGGCCGCGCACGCGGATGGTGAGGTCGCGCCCTTCTTCCATGATGTCCAGGGTGGTCAAGTCGCCGGTCCGCCCGAAGTCCTCGCCCAGACCATGCGCCAGATCCTTGTCGAGCTTGTCCAGGATGGGCTTGATGTGTTCCTCGCACCACGCCGCCACCTCGGCCTCGCGCTCCCAGTCCGGCAGGTAAGCGAACTCAGACGTCCAGCGACCGCGCACCAGCGGCGTGTCCGGGTTCATGCGCGCCTCGATCAGGCCCATCGTCAGATAGGCGCCAGCCGATTGCGACGGCACCACGTCCAACTCCTCGCTGGCGTCCTCGCCGTAGAACGCATAGACATCGGCCACCCACTGCGCCTCGCCCTCTGCCGTCCACTCGATGCCGCGCCGCAGGCACACGCGCTGATACAGCCCTTGCGCGACCGCTTCGCGGAAGGTGAAGCGGTGCACGCTGCCCTTGCGCTTGCCCGCGCGCACCTCCTGGATCAGTTCGTTGAATGCGTTATCCTGGCCGTCGTGGGTCGAGATGATGCGCACCTTGTCGCCCCACATCAACATCGCCATCGCCGCCTTGAGCAGCGCGGCCAGATCGTTATGGAACGCGGCCTCGTCGATCACGATCACGCCCTGCTTGCCGCGCAGGTTGGTGGGACGCGAGCTGAGCGCCACGATGCGGCGTCCGGTGGCGGGGAAGTCGATCTTGTAGGTTTTGATCTCCTTGTCGCCGTCGACGAAGATACCTTCCTCGATCTCGGATGCGGCATAGTCGAAGGCGCGCGCCCACATGGCGCAGGCTTCGATGTACTCCAGCGCCATGTCCTGTGTAGGCCCGATGTAGAACACGTTGGAACTGTGTTCCTCGCGCGCCGCGATCAACACATCGTCGGCGGCCTCCGCCCAGGTCAAGCCGATGCGGCGAGATTTCTCGGCGATCTTCAGCGGGCTTTCGTCGGCGATCCAGCGCTGCTGATAGGGCAGCAAAGCGGGAGGCGGCGCGCCCTTGCGCGCCGCATCGCCGGGGATGGTGACCGGAACGGTTTTAACTGGGGATGCCAAGGATCTGGCTCCTGATCTCTTTGACCGCAGCAGCAGACAGGCCGCCACGCTTGGCGATCTTCTCCACGGCAGCAGCGGCAGTCTCGGCCTTGGCGCGCACCTCGGTGGCCCATTGCTTTTGCTTCACGGTGGCATTGGAAAGACGCGCCACCATCAGGCCGATCTCCTTCATCGGCGCGCCTTCTTCCATCTTGAGCAAGGTCTCGAAAGCCTTCTGCTGCACCAGGCGGATCAAGGCGTCGTTCATCGAGCCTTCATCGTCGGGCACCGATTCGGATATGGCCTTGGCCTGCTCGGTGGCCAGCTTGAGTGCGCGCATGCGTTGCTCGAACTCTTGCCCGTAGCGGTTGATGCTGCTCTTGCCAATCACAAAGCCGCGCCCGGACAGCTCCTGCTCCAGCAGCTCGTAGCCCGAGAAGTTGCCCTCGATCAGCGCCCGGTCCAGCCAAGCCTTGACCTCGGGCGGCAGCTGCTTGATCTTCGAACGTGGTGGCATATCAGCCCCCCCAGTACTTCGTCGGGCGTGCAATGCCGGGGTCGCAGTCAACCGTGTATTCGGCGATGTCTGTGCCGTAGCGTGTCAGGTCGGCGAACCAGCGGCCGGAGGGCTGCTTGTCCAGCTTCACCAGGTCGCGGTCGGAGAGATAGTCCAGCACGCGGCGTACTTCCAGCGCTGTCGCATCCGGGAACATGCCTTGCACCGTCGCCAGCACCAGTTCCTCGAACGCACCCATCGGGCTGGCGTTGAGCAGCGTGAGGATCACCGTCCAACGCATGGTCTCGCGGCGCACTTTTTCTTGGTCGATCATTTTTTTGCCCCTTGTATCTGCACCACTTCAAGCTTGCTGTAAAGCGCGTCCAGCTTGGATTCGATCACTGTCTGGCCGCGTATGTAATCCTCGCGCCGGACGTAATGCACCGGCAGCTCCGCCTTCCAATTCAGGAAGTCCGTCTCGATCTTGCGCAGCTGCTCAGATACTTTCGCGTCTTCGACGGCGCGCTTGCCCAAATCGCCCTGGATCACCGTGAAGCGCTGGTCCAGCAGCGCCTTGAACTGCTTAACTAGCAGCGTGCCGAACATCCAGACCAGCGCGGCGAACACACCGACCAACGAGGCCAGCGACATCAACAACTCCCACAGATCAATTTGAACTTGCATGTCTGCCTTCCATGTATTCCTGCCATTCCTGGCACTCGATGCAAAGCTGCACGCCCGGTACCGCGCGGCGCCGCGCATCCGGTATGCGCTG